AGTCCAAGGTGCAACCATCTTCTTTGAACACTGCACGTTGATCGTTCACATACACCTGGTCCCAGGTGTAAGTGGTGGCTGAGCCGCTGCTGAGCAAGGTGCCAGTCTTTTCACAGATGGCAAACACATAGGTCATTTTGGTGCGATCATCTGAAATATTGGCATCTACAATAATGCCAGGCATTGTGTTTTTACCATACAGCACAGGTATTCTATTGTTTTGATCTGGTATGACCTGTATGGCCTGTCCTGTGTCTTGTTTGGACGGTGCAGGTGTCCGGGCCTGTGTGGCAGCATCATTGTCTCGTCCAATGCTCTTGGTGACCTGACTCACTGCATAAGCACTCAACGCAGTGCGTGCCAGACTTGAACCTATGTCATTGCCAGAAAATAGGCCAATGGCCTGTTTACCAAGATCTGTAATGGTGTCAAACAGGCTCATGCGGGTCCTCCAAAATTAAAGTTACTGCGGCACAGGCAGCCTATACGATCCATACTGAGGTCTCCGGGATAGTATCTTTTCTGATCTTCTTTGGCAGTGCGTCTGCCTGACACTTTGTTGCCCAACTGACTCACTGTGCTGGCACAGGTCAAGCTGATCACAGCAGTGCCTGATCTATCTGCTTCGGCGATGTTGGCTGTGAAATCTATAGCAAAATTAGTTATGATTCCAAAAAATCTACCTGTAGGATTGTCAGCAATGGCCAAGGCAGATCCTGTGTTGGGATCAAACACATAACGACGCACTTGCACTGTGCTGCCTCTTAATAGAGTTTGTTTTGCCAATGTCAAGTTTTCTGCAGGTATACCAGAAATGCTGATGGTAAGTTCTTGTCCAGTGGCACGGATATTGTTCTGTGTTTCACTCAGGCTGACCAAGCTGCCTAGCCCGGTATAGGTTGTGCCGTCCACAGTGAGACTTTTCCAATAGGTAGAAAAAGTAGTGACAGCTTCATCTGGCACAGCAATACGGATCAACAGTGCAGAACCAATGGCAGAATAATTAGCGAGATTCATTAGACCAAGGCCTCAACAAAAACAAATGGACCAGACCAACTCACTTGATCTCTTGCAAATATAGTCCAATCTGGAAATGTTCTGCAACGCACAGACCAAGTCACAGCAGGTCCAATTTTCAAAGTGGCTGAGCCCGCAGTGGCCAACAAGGGTCTGTTCAAGGTCACTGTGTTGGAATTGTATGGCACATCTGCTGCCACTTGATAAGCAGATGCAGAGCCCAATTGTAAGATGTCACCGGCTCTGAAGTTAAATCCTGACGCTGCCTGTCCACCTGTGAGTGTTATGGTGTTGCCGGTGGTCCAACTAGCAGTTACGGCAGCAGGATTGGCACAGTTGCCTTGATAAGCATTGAGCCAACTGGTATATCCTGCGTTGCTCAACAGCACCGTGGCTGCTGTGGATCTACCCAGGGCCTGTGCAGTAGAAATTTCTTGTCTCAGCTCGCTCCATCTAATGCCATCGGGCACTTTCACTGTGAACTGCCAAGGTGCGGCATTCAGTGTGGTGCTTCTATAAGTGCCATCCAAACTCTGAGTGGCAGCTACTAGAGGTTTGGTATCTATTGCCAAACTTTCTGCATAATCAAAAATCCATTGAAAACTCATTGTTATCTCCCGTAACTAGGTATGCCACGGCCACCTTGCATGGCCACTGCGTGAATAAACTGTGGATCTCTAGCCACAAGTGCTTGGAAACTGGCAGCATCCACTGCACTGATATTGTAGGTCACTGAGCCACCTGACATGGGTGTGACACTAGCAGGGCCGCCAACAAATTCTGGTCCACGTTCGCCCACAATGCCAAACTTACCTGCACCAATGTTGCCACCATTGGCAAAGAAACCATCAAAGAAACTACCAATTGTATCTAAAATACCACCGCCACCACCACCGCCACCACCACCGGAAAAGATGCCGCCGATTGTGTCAACCACGCCGCCAATGGCATCGCCAATGCCGCCGAATACATTGCCTACAGCATCTTTAACGCCGCCAAATATATTGCCAATGGTGTCAAATATGCCACCACCAGAGCCGCCTTGTTGACCAGTCTGTCCACCACCAAACAGGCCGCCACCACCTGTGCCACCTGAACTGACATCATACACATACATAGGGCTGTTGGCACTTTGGCCTCTGGTAGCACCACCACCTGCCGCACCACCAAATAAACTTCCTAATCCTATTGCATCGCCAAAACTGGCAATGGTTGATTTGATCTGACTGCGTAGCAGTTCTTCTGCCATGTCGGCCACAAATGTTTTCCACTGAAACTTGCCTGTTTTGGCAAAGCCCACAATGGCATCTTCCAATCCTGAAGTGAACTTGTCAAACACTCGCCCTGCCACAGCCGCCGCATTGGTGGCAGCATCTGTGTATTCTGCCCAGGCCTTGGCCCAGCCTGTGCCAAATGATCTTGACTGTGCTGTCAACTGCTTTTGTGCGGCAATTACGCCTTCAATGCCTTTCTTTGAGGCAGCATAGTAGGCTGCTTGTTCAGCACTGTTGAGTGGTGCACCACGACGAGCTTCTTCAGCACGTATGGCTGCCTTGGCTGAATCATCTGCGGCTCTGGCAATTTCACGATATTTCTTTTCAATGTCCGACAGAGTCAGGTCAGCCATTTCACGCTGAATGCTCAACAGCTTGTCTTCCAGACCCTGTTGTTCTTTCAGCCCAAACAGTCTGAGTTCTTCTAAGTTCTTGGCATCATTCAGACCTGACACCAGTGCAACCAATCTCATTTGTTCAGATTTAGACAGTGCTTGCACAGCGGCAATTTGCTTGTCGTATTCTTGTCCTAGCCCGCCACGTTTTTCTGCCGCATTGAGATTATCTCTTGCTTTGGTTAGTTTATCAACTTCATCTGTGGTGGTCCTGGTTAGATCAGCAATTACTTGTAAGATTTGTTTTTGCTGTTCGCTCTTGCCAATCAGTTCAGTTTCTAACTGTAATGTTCCTGCTTTGCTATCTAGTTGTTTCCTAAACTCTGCTGTGATACCGGCTATTTCTAATTTTTGTTTGGCCAGTGCATCTTGAATTTCTTTATCAAGTTTTAATTTTTCATCTGCCAAGGCTGTTTGCCGGGCCAGTTCTTCATTTTGTTTTTTGTAAAGTTCCAGGTGTAGTTGACCGTTGCCACGTCCTGCCCCGCCGCCACCTTGGCTGGGCGGTGCTGCCATTCCCAAAGCCGCACCAACTTTGTTGATGCCTGCTGCCAGACTGGGAAAAGCACTGGTGACTAGATTTTCTAATTTGGTAGCCATTGAGTCAATGGGATCAATATCAAAAGCCAGTTTGATCAATTCATTGATACCCACCACGGCAGCACCCACTGCCACAAATGCCAAGGCAACTTTACCAACACCCAAGGCCATTGCAGCCACAGCACCACTGAGTCCACCAAATGCTGCTGTGGCAAATCCAACTCTTGTGGCCAAGGTGCTGAATGTCAAGGCAATTTGTGTGCCCAATGCTGACCAAGTGGCAGCACTTAACCAAGCAGGTATTGCGTAACGACTCAACACAGTGGCAGTGATGGCAGCAGTTTTACCTAGACTAGTAATGGCAGCCACAGCGCCAGTGGCACCTGCTGCAATGTTTAATAGGCCTGTTTTGTAAAGCGCAAATACGCCACCCAACAGTCCAACAGCTTTGACTAAGATTTCAAATGCCTTGGCCAGGCCCAGGATGGCAGTGGCGGCAGCGGCAATCTTCACCACAGCCGAGATGAATTGATCTATCTTGGCAGTGTCTAAACTGTTGAGAAAGGTTACCAAGGGTTCAATACTACTTAAAATACTAAGTTTGATTTTACTAAATGCCGCATCCAGTTTGTCTTGTAGTTCTGCACCTTTGCGCACACTTTCTGCATACTCCGCACTGGCAGCAGTGGCACGTGCATAGTCATCGCTGAGACCTTTTAGGTTTACACCACGCAGGCTTTTGCCCAACAGGTCATTGGTTAGTTTTGTTCTCAGTCCCACATCGCCCAGTTCGCCCAGGCGTTTCACTGTGAGGCCAAATAGATCTTCACTGCTGAGTGTGCGTAGGTCTGTGAGAGTGATGCCAATTTGTGCAAATGCATCTTGTGCTGCCAAGCCACCCTGTGCTGCATCGCCCAAGGTGTTGTTGAACTTGACCATGGCAGCCTGTGCTTTTTCGCTGTTGCCGCCTGCGGCTGAAACTGCTTTGCTAAATCCTATTACATTCTGCACTGCCATTTCAGTGGCATCAGCCACATCCGTTATAGCATCAGCATAACGCAGGGCACTTTGAATGGCAGCACCAATGGCCAGGCCTGCCAATGCTGTCTTAAACGCACCAAAGGCATCTGCTGTCTTTTTTGTTTGTTGTTGTATCCGAGCCAGTGCCGGCGATATCTTGTCATCCAGCGATGCCGTGTAGGTTAGATCTGCCATGTTATTTCCTTATCTTCTTATCAAGTATGCGTTTCAAGTATTGTTCAGTAGGCTTGCTCATACCTCTGGGTGCTTGTTTACTGAGGCCATCATTCAGTGGCACAGCATAAGGATAGTCAGCGTTGATTGTGTCACCTTTGAGCACAGTCCGACGACGTGCATTGCCTGATCGGATTGGGGTAATACTACGCCAGTAGTTGTAGATTTCTTTAGGCACAGCAACAAGATCTCGTTGTATACGAGCCAGACTTGCAGTCATTGTATTTTTTTGTAATCGCACAGTCATTGCTGTCTAGTCCTTTCAATCATTTTCTCCAAAGTATTTAGCGGAAGATTAGGTGCGGCAGGTGCTGTGCCTTTGCGTTTTGCTTCGGCCTTGTCTTGTTGATACTGTGTGTAGGCCAGCATCACATCCATCACAAGAAAGTCCAGGGTATCAGCTTCGGCCAACACACGACTGGGCAACAGGTGATATCTTGTGGCCAGATTGTCAAGCACCAGGCAACGCCGCAGATCAGCAGAATCTGGGTCTAACTGGGCGTTGATTACTTTCCCAGGGATTCAACCACAGCAGTGATCACACGCATCATGACCTTGGTTGGCAGACTGACTTCGCCTGTGAGAATTGGCTTGCCTGCTTCATCCAAGATTAAATCACGCACGGCAGCAATTACTGATGATGTGTTGGCTTGATCCACTGAGGCCAATTTTAGGAATGTGTCCATGGGTTGACGATCCCAGGTCCAAAATTCTAATGCTTCACCAAACTCTGTCACAATGTCTTCGTCTGTGATGGTAACTTTGATAAGTTGGGGTTTTTTTGCTAGTTCTGCTAGTTTCATTTGATCTCCTGTCTGTTAATCATTTCATTCAACACTGCCACTGTAAATTGCAGTCGGCTCTGTGCTTTTTCTATGTCGCCTCGAGCACAACGCAGTTCGTTGGTGGCCTTGGCTGTTTCTGCCAGTAAACTGCGTAGCAGTTCCACTGTGGTCTTTGAATCAATTACCTGCATCTTTTGATCTCCTATATTACTTATCCGGGTCAAGAGAAAAGGCCGTTTTTACAGGCCTTTTCTGGGGGTTCCTAGAGTTTAGGAAATTGTGTATTCGCCACTCACAGTGATTGTGATTGGTGATACCCAAACAGGTGCATCTGCA